GGTGCTGTGAACGATCTTGGCAATGTCGGCACCGTCCGGGGCATTGATTTTGGCTACAATGGCAGCCTGTGCCTTCAGAAACTTTTCGCGTTCCTGCGCATCATCCGGGGTCACCTTGCTGTAGGAGTCACCGTAGCGGCTCAACATTTCGGTATAGCCAACCTTCTTGCCTTCGATGGCGCGGTTAATCTTTTCCTTCAGCCCGTCGGCACCCATCATATACCACGCACAGCAACGTTCCGTAGCGTTCCAAAGTGCCTTCAGCTCCAGGAAGGCTTCATACTGCAGGTCGCCGGCTTCGTCCAGAATAACCAGAGGCGTATCAATCGTGCGGAGGTAGGCTACCAAGTCTTCATACACGTCGCTGTAGCGTCCGTTGCTGGTCACGCCGAATTCCTTGGCAATGTAGCGTATCAGCTTCAACTTGGTCTTTACCTGGCTGCAGTCCACATATACGGCGTGCTTGTGCTGTTTCACGTATGCCTTCGCGGTAAAGGTCTTGCCGATATTGGGCATATCGCACAAGATGGCGCTCAGCCCGCTTCCCTGGCACACTTCCAGCTGCTTGCTCACAAACACATAGGTCGGGGTCTGTGCTGCCAGCCAGGGCATTTCCGTACGCAGTTGCACGCCCAGTCTTCGGGCTATGCCTACCCAGTTGGCATCACTGACCTGCTTTTCATAATTGCCCCGCTTGATGGTATTGTACACGCTGGGGGCTATGCCCAGTGCCGTGGCATGGCGGTTGTCACTGGGATAATTTTCACGGTCGGCGGCTATCGCTGCCACAATACGTTGCTTTACTTCATTTGTTATTTCCATTTGAATGCTGTTTTAAATTCGTTCTAACGTCGTTAATTATATCTTGGCTACTGCATCATGCTCAAAGGCACTGATGTCCATATAGGCTGAGTAATCTTCTTCCTCGGCTTGGGTAGGAAGGGGAACGGCTTCCTCTTTGGCAAGGATGCCCACACGCTTAATCTTGCCGTCCTTCATCATTTTGTCGAACTGGGCTACATACTTGGCCTGTTCGGTATAGGCTGCCTTGTCGTATTCGGTCTGCTCGGCGGTGGCTTCATTGTAACGTTTCACCTTCTGGCAGGTGTCTATTAACCGTCCATGCTGATATACATAAATTTCCTGTACATTACCGTCTGCGCCTGCCAGCCAATAGGCATCCACTTGGTAGTTGCGCGGTTCCAACCGGTCTATTACGTTCGGGTCGGACAGACGATATACTTCATGGTTTACCGTCAAATAGGCATTCTGCCGGATGGACGTTTCGGTATGCTCACCGATATACCGGTACAACACCGCTTTATCCCAAGGACGAAGATCCGGGTTCTGTGTTCCACAAAGCACATCCCAACGCGTCATGCCAGGATATTTCTTTTGATTGGGGTGCGGCTGGTTGTTCCATTCTTTGATGGAAGCAATATCATCAGCCACAAGCTGCTCGTAAGTATAGGTAGGCACCCGATAGGTGTTGTTCAGTTCGTCATATACCTTTTCCACTTTCGGACGGTTGGCTTCCAGTTTGGCCCACCAGCGGCCGATATTCTGCTGAGTCCGTTTTTCCACGCTGTACTTCTTGCCGCGGTTCACGTGCTCCTGGCGTTTCTCACGGCTGTTGCCGGGGTTGCACCAGTGTATGAGGGGAAAAACCACACCGGCTTGCATCAGGCCGTCTGTGAATTTGTTCACCAGATGGTGTTCCACCTCTATCTGTGCCGGCATATACCAGCCGTTCTGGTCGATGGTCTGAAACATGTTCCTCATACAATCCAGAAACAGGTCCTTGTTCTTGTTCCGGTTGTAGGCGTATCCTACAACGGCACCGCTTGCCACGTCGCTTACATAATAGGCATGCACATAGTTCCCATCGCGCATAGGTCGCGGAAGGTCTCGGTCGTCAGCGGAAATCTTGCTGAATGCATATTGCGGCAGGCTGCGCAGATGGTAGGGGCGCTGGGAGTTGTTGAAGTTCCATTGGGTCTGATGAACTTTGGCCAGCAAGGCAATGGTCTTGGGCTGTTTCAATATGTTGGCTATCGTAGCTTTGCTCAAAACCACCGGATTCCCGCTTTTGTCAGTGAAGTCTTCAGGGTTGAAGATTTCACCCGTTTCCGGATCGTAGGCTTCGCAGTTCCCTGTCACAAACTGGTTATACATTTCTGCCACTACGGTATCATAAGGGTGCTCCGCTTGGGCGGCAAGACCACGGACCAGGTCTTCAATCTTATAAGTCACCTTCCTTCGGTTCTGGTTCATGAACTTGCGGCTGATAAGGCTTTCATAGCCGTTGGACTTGAAGTCATTCACACGCTTCTTGAAGCGGTTGGAACTCACGGGCAGGGTATGCCCGAACTCTGCCTGATAGTAGCTGATGGCTCCTGCCAGCTCGCCCCAGTTCACCGGACCGGCCTTCATGGCCTTGCGCATAAAGGTGGCATCGTCCATCGCACGAAGCACGGCTTCAATGACCGAAGCGTTCACCGTATATTCCTGGATGTGTTCCGGCGGCAGGGTGTCGCCGTTGTCAAAGCGGAACCGGGTGTAGAATTCCCGGGCTTTCGCATCGATGTGGTAATGACCGATAAACCAGTTTCTCAAAATATCTTCTTTCATTTCTCCGTATTTTAATTTTATCCGTTCCTGAAATCGCAGGGGCATGGTGGCAATCTCTATCAGTGCATAACTTCCAAGCCCCTTGCCTTGTCGCACTACGTTGATTTCTTTCCTGGCCGCCAGCTTCTTGTAATTGGGTACCGACATGATGGGAGCAAGTTCTTCCATGGAAAGCATGGAGGGATGATGTTCTCGCAGCGCACGGCTCTTGCTGTAGTCGGCCTTTCCGTCTTCCCGAATCACCGGGCGGTCATCGTAGGTCAAATCCTTGTATGATATGCACAATATCTTTCCATAATACTCCATTTCATTGCTGTTTATAAGGCAGCTGCCATCTGTTGGGTCTCGTGCTGCAGCTGCATGAAGTCTGATACAAACTCACATTGGTAGGTTTCGGTCCGTTTTCCGTCCACGTACACGTCCACATCGTTGGTCTTCCGGTGGACTACCAGTTTTACACGGGGACCGAAGGTGCAGGTCATGGTATGCTCACACTCCTCGAAGGTGGTTTCGCAGTTGGGGATGAATTCGCCGTCAGTCAGCTTGCCGCCTCGTTTCAGGGCGAGGGTGCGGATCCGGCGGGCTTGGTCGCTGTCACGGACAAAATTCAGTGCCTGCCACACAGCCTGGCGGCTGCACTTAAAGGTCTTCATCAGGAAGGTCTTTGTCTCGTTATCTGTCAAAATCTGCTTTCTCATATCGTTTATCTCTTGATTTATTGCTATATTTGGCGAAAATTTAAATTGTAAACGCCATGGTTCCATACGTATTACTCAAAATGGATATCCTTGCGGAGAATCCGGAAATTACCGAAGAAGCATTTCACGAAGCAGTTGATCCTTGTCTAAACCGCCTTCGGCATTTGAAGGGTAGCTTTGACCGCAATACGGACATAACCACTGCCCTTCGTCGTTCCGCACAAGATGGTGGACATGAACACTATGTAATGCGTGTAGTCCTGGGTATTTCCGTAGGCATGGCTCGTGCAGAACATCTTCTGCAGGTTTATGATGCTTACGCAAATCTGATTGCGTTTGAACTTCCGGAGTACAAGGTGCAGGCTGCAGGTGAGATTCTGAAATTTCAGAATTCACCCAAGTGACACCGCTGCCTGTTTTCTTTTTCTCTGCGCAGGAGTAGATGGCCATCCTCTTTTCCCGGCTCAGGCATTCCATCGGGATGCTGTACACGAAGACGGGACGTTCTCCCTTTTCACCGGTTCGGTATCCGTACTTTAGGGTACCTATCGCAAATTGATGATACAACGCATCACCCAGGATGCTTTTCAAATTCTCTATACTGATAGTCGCGTATTGATCGTTTAAAATATATCCTTTCATATCGCTTGCTTTTTAGTCGTTATTGCTCATTTATAATTCCTCAATCGCTTTCCGCTTGATGTCATCCGAATCATCCGGAAGTATCTCGTAAAGGCGTGTTCCCTTTTTCAGTTCCTCAATCAGCACCTGCATGGCTTCTTCGCACGCACAGCTCACATTCTCTATCACCCGGTAGGCATCCGAGTTACTGATCGCATCCTCTGTCATGAACTGTCCGGCCAAATCCATAGCCTGGTCGGCAATGTTCTGTGTATGGGCCGCACTGCTTATCATCGTGCGAAGCTTCTGCTTGAACTGGCGTTCAGCCCTTCCTTGGTTGAAATTCTTTGCCATAAAAACTAAAATTTAAAGGTTAATATCGTGGGGCGCGGGGAATCGAACCCCGGCGGCT